ATAATTCCGTGAGAGTTACAGTGCTGGAATCCCAAGTGAATTCAATATCTACTAATATGGAAAAAATAGAGCAAAAAATTGACTCTAACTATACTACTTTGCATTCCAGAATTAGTGATTTAAGAGACGACCTACGGCATGACATTGATTCCAAGCATGAAAAAGTAATTGCCAAACTCGACGAGCAAACTATTGCTAGTAGTACCCAGCATCAAGTGATTAGTGAAAAAATTCAAACTATTGAAAAATGGAGATGGATGATAATGGGAGGAGCTTTAGTATTTGGTTATCTGCTTGCACACATTCGGTTTGAAAATATATTTGGTAGTTGATTAAATAACTATCTTATATTATAATTAAGGTCTCTCAGGAGACCTTTTTTATCTATGTCATTGTATCTTGATCAAAAATATTTAATGTTATTCAGTAATCGTCTTCCTTTATTTAAAAAGAAGAAAGATTTTACGTTTAACTGCCGGTGTATTATTTGCGGTGACTCACAGAAAAATAAGCGTAAAGCAAGAGGTTATTTTTTCGCTTATAAGACAGACTTAAGATATAAGTGTTATAATTGTGATGTATCGCTTAGTTTTGCTAATTTCCTTAAACAGCATGATAATAATCTCTACTCCCAATATAGCTTTGAAAAATATAGTGAGGGTAATTTAAAATTATCAAACTCTATACCCGAAGTTAAATTTGAAGAACCTAAATTTAAGACCAAGGAAGAAAATTTATTAGATAAATTACTTACAAGAGTAGATACATTAGATAAGAACCATGAAGCGGTACAGTTCTGTCTACAACGTAAAATACCTGATAATAAACTTAAACATCTTTATTTTATAGAGAATATTAAAAATATAGTTCAACTAAGTGATAAGTACAAAGAGAGTATAAAAGGTGAAGAACCTAGGATTATATTACCGTTTTATGATAATTTCGGCCAGTTATCTGGAGTTACCTGTAGAGCTTTACGTGGTGAAGCACTTCGATACATTACGGTTAAAATTAAAGAAGACACCCCGCTTATCTTTGGAATAAGTAATGTAGATAAAACCCGTACAGTCTATATTACGGAAGGTCCTTTAGATAGTTTATTTTTAGAAAATTGTATTGCGGTATCCGGTACATCTTTTGATAAAGTTAATACACTTAATATAGAAAAAAATAAGCTGGTTATGATATTTGATAATCAGCCCCGTAATAAAGAGGTTTGTAAAATTATAGAAAAAAACATAGATTTAGGTTATAATGTAGTTATATGGCCACAAACTATAGTAGAAAAAGATATTAATGATATGGTTTTGAGTGGTAAAAATATAATACAGCTGGTAGATAAAAATACATTCAATGGTCTAACAGCAAAAGCAAAATTTATGGCTTGGAAAAGATGTTAGATATAGAAGTTTTAGAAAACGAAGAAATGTGGAGCCAAAGAGTGATAGACGAGGTTACAAATGTACAGCTTATTTCCTATTCACAGCCATCTGAATACTTTGCCGAGAACACCACAGAACTTGTTGCCTTCTGCGCCCGTGTCTCCAATCCATCCAATCAGTTCAACAAAGAGACATCCGAAAAACTTATACGATACCTTATTAAACACCAACACTGGTCCCCGCTTGAAATGGTCTCCGTCTGCCTTGAAATTGAGACAACAAGAGATATTGCAAGACAAATTCTTAGACACCGATCATTTTCATTCCAAGAATTTAGCCAGCGATATGCTAACCCTGCTGAAGAGCTCGATTTCGTTTTGCGAGAGGCAAGGCTTCAAGACATTACTAATAGACAAAACAGCACCTCGTTAGATATTACTAATGACCAACATAGGCAAATAGCTTACCAATGGGAGAACTTGCAACGGGATTACCTCCAAAAGGCAAAAGACATATATACATGGGCCATAAGCAAAGGCATCGCTAAAGAGCAGGCCAGAGCAGTTCTACCGGAAGGTCTAACTAAGTCTAGACTTTATATGAACGGTACGTTGAGATCCTGGATTCATTATATACAGTTGAGAGCGGCTAACGGTACTCAAAAAGAGCACATTTTGATTGCGCGTGAGTGTGCTAAAGTAATTGCAAAAATATTTCCGATGGCTACAGAATTTGTCCCCTCTATTTAATAAATAAAATGTTCGCATCTATTCGTCTCATATTAATACTCGTCATTATTTTAATTGTAGCTGGTGGCGGTTGGTATGCAATGAATTTAAAAGCTGATTTAGCAATTTCAGAAAACAATAATGCGAAACTTCAAGACGGTATCAAAGAGCAGCAAGCTCTTTTAGATTCCATTCAAAAAGATATTACACAGATTCAAGAAGTTAACAAACAGCTTCAACAACAAAACGAGAAGCAAAAACAAGATGTTAACACGTTAACATCAAAGTTTGATAAAAGAGACTTTGGTGCGTTTGCATATCAAAAACCAGAAGTAGCGGAAAAATTAATTAATCGTGGCACGGAAAATGCTATAAGATGTTTAGAGTTAGCAGCTGGTGCGCCATTGAATGAAAAAGAAAAAGCAGCTAAAACCCCAACAGAGGCCAATCGTGAATGTCCGTCACTTATTAATCCTTCTTATTCCAACCCTAATTAGTGGGTGTTCGTCGTTCGGTTGGAAAGGGGTTGAACCAATCGAGATAAAAAAACAAGCAGTTGAAAGAACTCGTTTAAATTTAACAGACCCATCGGTACCAAAAGTATCTGCACCTAAATGGATTATTATTACTCCGGAGAATAGTGAAGCGGTATGGAAGTCTTTGAAGGAACAAAATGTTGATACGGTATTGTTTAGTTTAACAGATGAGGGGTATGAAGAGTTAGCGTTAACAATAGCAGAATTAAGAAATTTTATAAACACACAACGCACTATTTTACTTAAGTACAAAAATTATTATGAGCCTGTGAATACAGATAGTAATAAAGATAAAAAATAAAAAAAATTAAACTGGAGCAGTATAAATGACCGACCTAGTGCACGGTATAGAGGTAAACTTTTCTCAAGATTCTTTATTTGACGAGTTAGGTAAGAAAAGATTAAAAGAATCTTATATGAGAGAAGATGAGCAGTCACCACAAGAAAGGTTAGCTTACGTTTCTAAAGCTTTTTCCAGCAACTCAGAACACGCCCAGCGTCTGTATGATTATTCATCCAAGCACTGGCTATCATACTCTACTCCCATTTTATCATTTGGCCGCTCCAAGCGCGGCTTGCCCATTTCATGTTTTTTACCCTATCTTGACGATTCAGCTGAAGGATTAGTGAATACCCTTTCTGAGGTTAACTGGCTTTCAATGTTAGGAGGGGGAGTTGGAATCGGTATTGGAATTCGTTCGGCTGACGACAAATCTGTTGGTGTTATGCCTCACCTTCGGACTTATGATGCTTCTAGTCTTGCTTACCGGCAAGGCCGCACCAGACGTGGCAGTTACGCTGCTTATCTTGATATCAGCCACCCTGATATACTTATATTTTTAGAGATGAGGAAACCAACAGGTGATCCTAATATGAGAACATTAAATCTGCATCACGGTATTAATATTACCGATGATTTTATGCAGGTTATTGAAAAGTGTATGCAAGACTCTCATGCTAATGACGACTGGCATTTAAAAGACCCGCATACCGGGGAAACAAGAGAGATCGTTTCTGCAAGAGAGCTATGGCAACGTATACTCGATATTAGAATGCAGACGGGGGAGCCCTATCTTCATTTTATTGATACTAGTAATAGAGCAATGCCAGAGTTTCAAAAAAAATTAGGTCTTTCAATTAAACAATCTAATCTTTGTAGTGAGATTATTTTACCTACAGATAGAGAGCGCACTGCTGTATGTTGCTTGTCTTCTGTTAACTTGGAGTACTTTGATGATTGGAAAAATGACAAACTTTTTCTGCGAGACATGGCAGAAATGCTTGATAACGTACTTCAGTACTTTATCGATAATGCTCCTATACACGTTGACCGGGCCAAATATAGTGCAATTCGTGAGCGCTCTATTGGTGTGGGTGCTCTTGGCTTCCATGCTTATTTACAAAGGAATAATCTTGCTTTTGAGTCCGCTCTTGCAAAGTCTGCAAACAACAGAATCTTCAAACACATAAGGGAAAGGTTAAATGAGGCTAATAGACAGCTTGGATTGGAAAGAGGCGAGGCTCTTGATGCTAAGGGTACTGGGCTTAGGTTTAGTCATCTTATGGCTATTGCTCCCAATGCTTCTTCTTCCATTATCATGGGCAATACTAGTCCTTCTATTGAACCTTATCGTGCCAATGCTTATCGCCAGGACACTTTATCAGGTGCTCACCTGAATAAAAACCGGTACCTAGATAAAATAATTAAGGAGAAATGTGATGCCGATTCAAAATTGGAGTACAATGAAATCTGGTCAAGTATTATTGCTAACGACGGATCAGTACAACATCTCGACATCCTCGATGACTGGCAAAAAGATGTATTCAAAACGAGTATGGAAATTGACCAGCGATGGATCGTGGAGCACGCAGCTGACAGACAACATCACATTGACCAAGCGCAATCCGTTAACCTCTTTTTTAGACCCGACGTAAACGTAAAGTACTTACACGTGGTTCATTTTATGGCGTGGAAGTTAGGATTAAAAACACTTTATTACTGTCGTAGTGAAAAAATAGGTAAGGCAGATAAAGTAGCAAAGAAAATCGAAAGAGAAGTAATTAAAGAACTAGATATGAAAGCGCTAGTAGAAGGCGATACTTGTCTAGCATGCGAGGGATGATATGGAACAGAAAAAGCAACCACAAAAACCACAACAAACACCATCTTTTGTGCCTTCCAAACACAAACAGGCACCAAAGAGACCTACATTTGTTCAAAAACCAATAAAAAAAGTAACAGGTCGAGGAAGATAAATGTCAAAGAAAAAGTATGATTTAACAGAAGACAGAACACATTTTAAACCGTTTTCGTATCCATGGGCATATGAAGCATGGTTAAAACACGAACAATCTCATTGGCTTCATACTGAAGTCCCGATGTTAGAGGACGTAAAAGATTGGAAGAAAAAATTAAACGATAAGGAACGCAATTTCCTTACTCATATTTTTAGATTTTTTACCCAAGGGGATATTGATGTTGCCGGGGGGTATGTAAAAAATTATTTACCATATTTTCCACAGCCAGAGGTTCGTATGATGCTTCTTGGCTTTGCTGCAAGAGAAGCACTTCACGTTGCTGCTTATTCTCATTTAATTGAAACACTGGGTTTGCCAGAAACCACTTATAATCAGTTTTTAGAGTATGAGGCCATGAGACAAAAGCATGATTACGTTATGAATATATCACAAAAAAATACAACTAAAGAAAATACAGCTACCCACATTGCGGTGTTTTCTGCTTTTACCGAAGGCATGCAGTTGTTTTCCTCTTTCATCATGCTGTTAAATTTCGCACGGCATGGAAAAATGAAAGGGATGGGACAAATTGTTACCTGGTCAATTGTTGATGAGACCCAGCACTGTGAATCAATGATAAAATTATTTCGTAATTACATAGAAGAAAATAAGGAAATATGGAATGACGAGCTTAAATCACAAATTTACACGATTGCGGAGAAGATGGTGGATCTTGAAGATAAGTTTATTTCACTATCTTTCAGCACTGGGGGAATCGAAGGGTTAAAAGAAGAAGAGGTAAAAGAATACATTAGATATATTGCTGATAGAAGATTAATTAGTTTAGGTTTAAAGGGTATATTTAAACGTAAGAAGAATCCTCTACCATGGGTAGAGGAAATGATTAACGCCCCTACACATACAAACTTTTTTGAAAATAGGGCCACAGATTATGCTAAAGGAGCACTGTCTGGGGATTGGACCGATGTTTGGGGTAAAGCAGCTTAATGGGGTAAAAATGCAGAAACAAAAAGAATGGCAAGCAGAACAAATTGAGCAAGAGGCTTCTACGTCTGCAATGATAGGTTCAACAGAGGAAGAACAGTTTCATTAATTATGAACAGTAGAATGGTTCAAGCGCATATGGCTGTAGCAGAAACATATGCGCGTTTATCCTACGCCAAACGCTTACAGGTCGGTGCTATTATAGTAAAAGACAGTCGCGTTATTAGTATAGGCTATAACGGTACCCCCTCTGGTTGGGATAATAAATGTGAAGATGAAGATAATAAAACTAAACCAGAGGTAATTCACGCTGAAGCTAACGCAATAGCTAAATTAGCGCGCTCAACGGAAGCAGGGGAAAATGCCACAATGTTTGTTACACATTCTCCTTGTATTGAGTGTGCTAAACTTATATTTGGAGCAGGTATAAAAAAATTATTTTATAGAACCCCCTATAGAGATAATAGCGGGGTAAATTTTCTTACTCTGAGCGGTGTGGAGGTTAATCAAGTATGAAGAATGAAATGAAAGTTGGATTTACATGTAGCACCTTTGACCTGTTTCACGCCGGTCATATAATTATGCTTAAGGAAGCTAAAGCTCAAGTAGATTATTTAATTGTAGGGTTACAAACAGACCCTACTTTAGATCGTAAAGAAAAAAATAAGCCAGTACAAAGTATTTTTGAACGATATGTTCAACTACAGGCTTGTAAGTTTGTCGATGAAATAATAGTATATGCTACAGAAAAAGATTTAATTGATATATTAATGTCGTACCCTATAGATTTAAGAATATTAGGTGATGAGTACGAAAACAAATCATTTACAGGTAGACAGGAATGTATTACCAGAGGTATTAAGTTTTATTTTAATAAACGCGAACACACATTTTCTACTACGGAATTAAGACAGAGAGTAGTAGATGCCGAAGCAGAAAAATTACTAATTAATTAGGACTATAATGCAGAAATCCTTTCAATGTGAAAGCTGCGATGCTGATTTTAAAGTAAAGTATAATCTTGACGAGTCATATTATGAAGTAATGTTTTGTCCTTTTTGTGGATTTGAAATTTCGGAGGAAAAGGACGATTTAGAAGATTATGAATGATTGGATTTATAATGGTGAGCCTTATACAGATCCTGGTTCTTTTTACGGTTTTGTTTACCTCATTACAAATAAAATAAACGGGAGGCAGTATATTGGTAAAAAGTTTTTCTGGTCAAGCAAACGTAAACAAGTTAAGAAGGTAAGACGGCGCTACAAGGTAGAGTCAGACTGGCGAGAATACTGGTCTTCTTCTGATGAGCTAAAATTAGAAGTGGATACTTTAGGATATGAAAGTTTTACTAGAGAAATATTACACCTGTGCGTAAATAAAGGTACAACTAATTACCTAGAAGCTAAAGAGCAATTTACCAGAGGGGTGTTAGAAAACAAAGAAAAATGGTATAATAACTGGATACAAATTAAAGTAACTAGTTCACATATAAAGCTATGATATTTGCTTTACTTACTCTTTTTACAGCGCTTGCTATTTCTGCAGTAGCAGCGTATTTTTCTATTGTAGGTTTGATAGCTATTTTTTCTTCAGTACCTATTGCAATTGCTGTAATGGGGTCGGTATTGGAAGCTGCTAAACTGGTTACGGCATCCTGGTTGTATCGTTTTTGGGATGTAGCCCCGAAAACTATAAAATATTATTTTATCGTAGCCGTAGTTATTCTATCACTTATTACATCAATGGGTATTTTTGGTTACCTTTCTAAAGCACACATTGAACAAACTACTAATGCCGGTACCACAAATATTGAACTTAAAATATTAGAGCAGCGAGAAGTAATTTTAAAACAAAAAATTGATTTTTTACTTAAACAAGATGATAAAACTACCACGGTTAATAATCGAATTGGTAGAGAGATTACTCAAGCTCAAA